CAACCCGTGGCCTTCTGGGCGGCATCCTTGGCGGCGTGGTAGGCGGCGGATTGCTTGGTCCTCTTGGCGCTATGGCTGGTGGCTACGTCGGCAAGCAGACAGGCCTCAAGAGCTACTATCCAGATGCGCCAAAGACCGCGAAGACAGAGAAAGCGTCGAAAGACAGCCTCAACGAACGCGGGCGCGACACATACAGCAAATCAGGTCAATTTCGCGATGCCGTATCGAGCGGCAAGGGCGGGCTTTGGTAAGGAACCACAATGGCACTCACAACCTTTAACGACTTCAGCACGACGCCGGCGAGCAACATCGACGTTAACGGCACGTCCATTCAAGGAACCGCGCCAGTCTCGAACTTCGATAATGCTTTGCGTGAGCTTATGGCTATCCTTCGCCGTGATCTTGATAACGGCATGGTTTACACGACCAAGGCCGCTAACTACACGGCTGTCGCGAACGACAATAACGCCTATCTCCGTTTCAGCGCTGTCGCTACTTTGACCTTGACCGCTGCCGCTACACTTGGCGCGGACTGGCACATTTTGGTCAGCGCCGATGGCGGGGCCGTTATCATTGATCCAAACGCCGCCGAGACGATCAACGGCCTCACGACCATCAACCTAAAGGATGGGGAGGCGGCATACGTCATTTGCGATGGAACAAATTTCCGCGCATACCGCTTCTCCTCCCCTGCGTCCTATGTCGTGAAGACTGCTAACTACACCGCGCTTGACACGGACTATAATGCGTCCATCCGGTTTACGTCGGCGGCGACATTGGCTTTTGATGTAACGGCCAATCTTCGAGCCAATTGGCGTATCGAGGTTTGGAACGACTCCACCGGCCTTGTCCAAATTGACCCTGACAGCACCGATACTATCAACGGTGCTACTGCTCTTGTTTTGCAGCCAGGGCAGCGTGTCGAGGTCTTCAAGACAGCAGCCACGACATTTCAGGCGAATGTATTTGGCGATCCGCAATCAGGGCCGCAGTTGCAGGGGTATATTTACGGGCTCACGACAACCACCAACAGCGGGACCCCTTCGACAAATATTGATGTCGCATCCGGTGCAGTTGCTTCGTCAGCAAGCCCATATTATCTGATCCAGCTTCTTTCTTCGATCACGAAAAACACTAACAACGCGTGGTCTGTAGGCACAGGTAACGGCTCTCTCGACACTGGCGCTATCGCCAACTCCACATACTACGGCTACCTTATCCAGCGCTCCGATACTGGCGTTGTGGATGTGCTTACATCGCTTTCCTCTACGTCTCCCACGATGCCAGCGAACTATGATCGTCGATCTCCTGCGCTGTTTACGTTCACTCGGACTGCAGGCGTAAATAGCGCACCAGCCGCCCTGGGTCGTTATGGAATCAACTATTCAAACTCTGTAGCTAACCCTAATACCGCTTCCGTCCTATTTGCGGGAATTCCTTCGGGCGTGAAGCGCATCACGGCTCATTTCTATTCTCTTAACCCTTCTGCATCGGCTTTGCCCGTTATACGAATGGGTGTCGCTGGAAGCGTCGTTAGTTCCGGTTATCTTTCGAATGTCTCTCAATCATCCGGTGGCTCAGCCATAGCAAATGCTACCGATGCTACAGGTCTAATTATTGCTACGGGTAACATTACGAGTACAAATCCAGCTTTTGGACGAGTTATCTTTGATCGTCTTAGTCCGTCCCTTAATCTCTGGACGTACAATTTATATGACGTATTTTCGTCATCAACAATTACCGGGTGGGGATCTGGCGTTATCGCCCTTGCTGGAGACCCCGACCGTATTCAGTTTACTACGTTGGTTGGAACAGCCCTTCTCAACGGCACGATGAACATTTCTTGGGAGTTTTAAATGTCTTCACAATATGTAGTAGACGTGTCTACTGGGGAGTCTTCTACTGAAGATTGGACGCCTCCAGATATTTATGTCTCGACAGTTACCTTCCCAAAAACGCCCGCTACTTTCGCTTCTGCAAAGCTCTCAATCTCGGAAGGAAATGTAGAGGGAATTGGCGTAGACAGCGCATTCGCAGGCGTATTCCAGCTCGATACCGGGTATTTTTGGGTAGCGTTCATGACCGCTCAAGAGGATACAAACTATATCGTAAACGCATTCGATGGCGGCCTATTCCGCTGCTATGTGAGGCCGGAAGACTATCAGCAAGACGGGTTTGCCATCTCGACAACGGACCTTTCAGGGGTTCCGGCAGACCCACAGACAATATCAGTCATCGTAACAAGAGCAATTTAAATGGGAAAAGAACCTATGCGCCTCGTATTCATGAAGAACGTCAACGGCGTTGACAAGCTAATCCTGGCCGTAACTGCTACGGGAAATCAGGGATCTTTCGTCAAAATTCTAGCGGGTGTCGGTACCGCCTATTGGATTTGGCCAGCCATCCCGTCTGGTAAGGTCATCGCCTGTGACTTCACAGATGCGCCGATTGTGGATGCTGATATTGCGGTCAACAACGCAAACATTGCAGCCATCACTACAACACCAGAGGAAGTCCTAACTTACGACACGCCATGATCATCAAAGCAATCAAACTGGCTCCATGGTCATTCATTATTTACCCTCTCGGCTTCGTTGCTGCGGGGATAATGACCATTCTGACGTGGGTGCTGATGTGCTGGATTATCGCTACCATCTCCATGATCACAGGCAGCAATCAGGTTCTTTGGCTCCGTTGGTTCTACACCCATGATGCCAGCCTGGATGGCGGAATAGAACAGAATAAGGAAGGCTACGACCCAAACGCCAAGGGCTTCAAACTCTGGTGGCAGCGTGTCCGGTGGATCTGCCGAAACCCCGCATATCGGTTCAACGCTTACGTTCTCGGCTTTGCGGCCGAAGGCTCGGTGCTGATTTTCGAAGCCGGCGATCAGTGGCCAAACTTCCGATACTGGACTGTCATGCGTTCTGCTGGTGGTTGGCACTTCTTCGGATATCGCGGCAAGAACGACCGTTGGTTCGGCTGGAATTACATGGCATATGCCGGAAGGCATCAGATCAAGAGTAAACCTTTTTGAGGGCGACAGAATGAAAGAGAACTTTCCGCAGTCGAATAAGCTAGTCTTGGCCCACGAAGGCGGGTTCATAAATCATCCTCGCGACCCTGGCGGCGCAACGAACAAGGGGATCACGATTGCCACGTTCCGCCAGTTCATCAACCCGAACGGAACGGTTGATGATCTCAAGCGCCTGACAACCGAACAGGCCGGGAAGGTCTACAAGGCTCAATATTGGGACAAGGTGCGCGGCGATGAACTGCCTAGCGGCCTTGACTACGCAGCCTTTGACTTCTGCGTCAACAGTGGCACTGGGCGGGCGTCTAAGTATCTCCAGATGGTGGCCGGCGTTACCGCAGACGGGCAACTTGGCCCTAAGTCAATGGAAGCGATTAGCCGGCTTAATGTTCGCGATGCAATTCACGACCTGTCCGACAGACGCATGGCCTTCCTGCGCAATCTCCCGACATGGAACACGTTCGGCAATGGCTGGAAGCGCCGCGTCGAGGAAGTGCGGATGAAAGCTCTATCAATGGCTGGTGGAGAATGAATAAGCCATCCTGGCGCGTTCGTCGCCGCATCGTGGTTGCAACGCTTCTCTTCTGCGCATTCTGCGTCCTATGGATCATGTTGCGCGGGGATAGCCGTAGCGTCCATGAAGTGATTGTGATGTGTTCGTTTGGCTTGGCTGCATCAACCATTGGGGCTTATGTCTTCGGCAGCGTGTTCGATGACAAGAACGTGATGCGAGAGCTTGGCTCAAAACCATACGACGATACGGAGCCTACGCCGTGACGTTCCTACTAGCCATCTGGAAGCTGATCGGTTGGCGCGGCGTCATCGTTGCCGCCCTGATCGCTGTCGGCTCGTGGTGGCACCTCTCCGCAGTCTCCAAGGCCTATGACCGTGGCCAGCTATCCGAACGCCTCGTATGGCAAGAGAAAGAGCGCCGCGCTATACTGAAGGCAGAGAAAGAGCGAGACATTGCACAAGCCAAGATCAACACAGCAGAGGCCGAACTGATCACGGCACAACAGCAGGCGTCAATGCGCCGTAGAGCCATGGAGAACGCGCTTGAGGCAGAAAGGAACAATGATGGCAAACCCGCTGTGGATCGCCGCGCTTGTGATCTCCCTGACAGGGTGCGCGAAGCTCTCAAGTATTGAGACTAGGCACCCTACCGTTTCCGCCTCCGTTATGGCACTATGCCCGGACTTGATTGACCCTCCACAACGCGCCGCACTGGAAAAGCAGTGGGCAGTCTGGGGAGATGACCGAGACGCCTACAAGGTTTGCCAAGGCCTCAACAAAGCCAAGGCCGATACTATCAATGCCCTACTTAACCGATAAGGATTTCCAATGACAGAAACCGCCACACCTTCCGATATCGTCGCTAGCTTTGTCGAAAATCACGCTCTGGCCGACAAATATCTTGCCAAAGCCTACCGCGCCGCAATGCGCATGGCTGTCGAGGTCGAAGCTGGCCTTGAGATCGGCATGGTTACGAATGGACTGGAAGCCAAGGAATTCCTTGCCGGCCATCGTACCGCACCCGGCAAGATCGCGGAAGTCGCGCTTTTCCTAGCGGCGCTTCATTCGCACGGTACGGAACTTGCTAAAGCCAACGGCGTTGACCTCGGCAAGATCAAATCGGTTGGCGGCGTCGATCTGCCTCAGCCTGATTTCGAAACCATGGATGGAGGCCGATAAGAATGTCTTGGTATCACGAAGCGCTGATCGTCTTGGCGGTTGCCGCCGTGATCTCTGCATGGAAGGTTCCGAACGCGGCACTATTCGTCGCGCTCGGTTTCTGCTCATACGTTAGCTCGGCATTCTGGCACAGCGCTGGCTTTCCATATGCAACACTTTACGGTGCCGCGACAAACCTCGTCATTTGCTATGCCATATACCGATACGGGCAGAACGTTCGGTGGGAGTCGAAACTAATGGGCTGCTTCGTCCTGATGCTCTTGATTGACATGCTGTATGTCTTCGGCGTCATCAAAAGCCAATACAATTTTGCAGTTTCGCTTGAGCTTGTAAACGCTTATGCTCTTCTACTGATAGGTGTAACCGGCATAGCTCAAAGGATGGGAAATGGACGTCGTTTCAGCCATCCTTACCGCAGTCTTCTGGCTTCTCTCAATCGCGCTGTATTCGCGGAAAGAAAGCAATATCCGCAATGGTGGCGGCACCCATAATGCCGATCCCGGAAACAGTGGCGACAATAGCAGCTAAGCTTCTTTGGCCCTTTATCGGGTCCGTCCTTGCCCTGATTGTTATACCACCAAAGACTAGAACTGAAGCCTACCGCAGGGGCGCTGTTTCCCTTGCGGGCGGCTTCATTGGCGGACCTCCTCTGCATGAGTGGCTGGAGATCGCCAGCACAGACCAGAACTCAGGTTTTGCCATAGCCATAGCCGCTTTCATTTCCTGGTGGGTTCTCGGTGCGCTTCCGAAGGTCGCCGGCCGTCTTTCATCCAAGGAAGACTAGAACGCCCATTCCACCACCTCCGCAATAGCAACCCATGCTATAATACATAGGCAACATACGGCCCATAGAGTAGCGGATCGGGTCATGTCTTCACCCCCAACCTGTCGCGAAGAGCGCGGGCGGCTCGGAGATGGGCGTGGGTAAACTCAGTGATCGGCTTGACGCTTCCCTTCGGAACCTCTTCACCAAGTGATCTGCACGCGTCATCAAAACGTTTTGACTTATCAGCAAACGGTTCCAGCACCCTCTTCGCCTCCTCCACCAATGCCCGCAGGCGTTTGGCTTCTGCTGTGGTGGCGCTAGCGGCTTCAAACGCCAGTTTCCGAGCGTGGCTTGTCCTTTGCCCCACTTCAAGTGCTCGCCGCAATTGCTGTAACTCGGAAATGATAGCGTCGGCTTCTGAAGGTCGGATCGTGCATGGCTCCCGCCACTCGGAACATCGTTGCAACTTCTGTAGCCACGCCACCGGCTCGCGCTCTACTGTCATGTGCGGGGTTCCTCCGTGGTGGTGGGGCGATGGGGTGTCAGAATTTGTCATGGTCATCACCCTGCCGTTGAATGGACGTTGGATGGAAAAACCAACGAAACGTCGATCTCTGCTCCGACTGCAAGAACCGCTTGGCAAAAGTCGCCTCCGCGATCCTGTGCATCGTTGATCTGCTTCTCCTTTCGCAGGTCGTAAATGGAGACGGTCGGATCCCCGATGGTGTAGAAGCCGAGACGCTTGGATGGGCATGCGTCCAGGACGGCTTGCAAGTCGGCAATCCATTTCTTTTCGGCAGCGTTAAGCTTCACGGCCAGCATCCTTTCGAAAGTCATGGAGGGTGCATTCGATGCAGTCGATCAGGTCGCGATAGCTGCGCCAGTTAGGAAACAGCGTCTCGATCTGGCTGATGATCTGATCGGCCGGCGTTGCCACAAGAGCCACGGGCGCTGGCGTCTCCACCTCTCCCGTTAGGGTGGGGGCGGGCGCTTGCGTGAGGGCGGAGAGAATGCGTGCCTCGTAGTCGGCTTGCGCTGCGGCTTTGGCTTCCTCGACGCTCTGAAAGTCTTCGCCCAAATACTCGCGCGAATTCTGGCCGGGCTCGCCCCATGTAACAAAGCAAGTAAAAGGTGGGTCTCCATGCCCATGCACAGGTTTATGAGGCTGGATCGAATACCAAAATCCGAGACCTCCCGGCTTTGAGAAAGCCTCTACCCAGCCGCTGCGCTTCCACTCCAGCGCCTTCACCTTCACACCCCCATAGTCCGCATGGGACAGGGCGGCGGTGATGAACGGCATGAGAGCTTCGGAAAGTGCGCCTGCTCCTTTGTCGTGGTTGCCGTCAACGCGGCGGATCTCTTGGGCTAGTTTGTCAACGTCAATCATCACAGCTTTTCCACCACCGAAAGATACAGCCACATATCCTCTCCGGGAGGCTGGTATCCAGCGCAGCCGATGAGGATAACAAGCATCACAATGGATGCGACGATGAGGAAAATTCCAAGGTACTTTTCCATTATTCGGCGTCCTTCCTGTCTTGGCGACTGTCCCGTTCGTACTGGAAATCGCGACCGCAGTGCTCGGATATCGCCTGAATTGCCTCGGCATCGTCCGTTTCGTCCTCAGGCAAAACTTCACCATCAACGTCAAGAGCGACATACGGGCCATAGGCATAAAAACTGCAGCGGCCTTCATTTGTGGCTGGCCAGTTATCGGAAACAAGATCCCTTCTCCAGTCGTAAGGCTCACTCTTGGGTAGAGAAGTATTGGCCGACTTCGCGCAATCGACAATGGTGTCTTCCCACGTGTAGTTGGAATACCCCTCCCCTGCCGAATAAAGAAATTTACAACCCCAACAGCTTGCCATCTCATTTCCCCTTGTAATGTGCGTCTATGATCCGCCGCAAAAGCTCTGCGACAGTCATGTCAAGTTTCGTGGCCTCTGCGCTCAAAAGCGCGATTTGCCGATCTGAGAAAAATACGGTTGTTCTTCGTTTTGCCATGCGCATACTATATGCGCAACGTATGCACTTGGCAAGCGCTATTTATACAGCGACCGTGGCGGCAATACCGGTTTCTTCGGGCGCCCTGGACGCTCTCGCTTTTGAAACGGAGCGCTGGCTATTTTGGCTTTCGGAGCTTTGATGCCCAGGTGGTTCTGCTTCACTCGCTTGGCCTTTGCGGCTCTGTGGTGGTCGTCAGCGTCCTTCACGGCTTTGCATGTGATCGTATGGGCAGGGCCGCAATTATCGTCTGTGTCGTCTCCTCCAAGCTCTAGCGCCCGGATATGTTCTATGAACCACCTGTCACCGGCCTTGATCGGAAGCTTGCATGTAACACAGACGCCGGAATGGGTTTCCCAGATCCGAAGCCGACGTGCTGGCGTCATGGCCTTACGCTTGGTAGTGCCTACGTCGGTCATTGAACCTTCCTCTTGATCGCTTCGAAGATCTTCTCTGTGCAATATGCGACATTTCCCTTAGTGACGAACGTGTCGTCTGTGACTTCGAACTCTTTGCCGCTGCGCTCATCCTTGATCACGGTCCCGGCGTCCACTTGCATAATGTGCAGCCCTCCAAATGGGACCGTCGTGTATTCGCGTGGGTGTTTCATCTTGCCCGACCCATAATCCGTTCCCAGAACGATTGCTTGCTCTTCTCGTCAACGACTGCCTGCAATGGCCGTTTGTGGCCTTGATCGACGTTTGCACTCAGCGGCGTGTTAATCCTGTCGCGCTCCTCTCGCAGTTCCTCCACCTTCTTACGCTTCTCCAGCATGTGTAGTAGAGCGCCTATTCTCATGTGTGGAGATGTTCCGGCTATGGCGCGGAGTTCTTCAAGGTCTATGTGGGTCATTTTGCACCCGCTGGGTCGTTTCTCTCTTCTAGGCGTTCGACGTATTCCCAACCCAATCCTAGGCCGTGATTGACCGAATTTCCGATGAGGTTGTAGCGAGACTTCGACACAGAGATTTTGACGAACGATCTCATGCCGGCCTTCGAAACATCGGCCACGCGATGGATAACCCGCTGGTCGAGCAACAGAAGATGCTTGTCAGGATAGACGATGTGGTGTTCCCGGTCTTCTTCCACCGCCGCCATCTCGGAAAGAGAAATTCTGTGATCTTGCGAAAAGCTCACGGGGGCATCAGGCACCCAAAATAACGTCCCGTTGGTGTCGGACCAAACAAAATTCAGATCATTAGTCATGAAGCCGTCAGAGTGCCAGCCTGGGCGATTTCCGGGGTTTTCTGGATTGACCCAGAGCGTCTTGGCTGTGATGTAAATATAGCTTTCAAACCATCGGTCGGACGAAAGAGCCGTTCTTACTTCGTCGATGATTGGCCTGAATTGCAAAAGATTGTCTGGGATAACACACGGCTCTCTCCTCGCTGCTTTGATAGGGCAGTAAAGCCAAGACATCATTTCGCGTGGGCTGATATCAACCAATCCAAGGTCCGCAGGCTTGGCACCATAAATCTTATTCATTCCCGATTTCCTCAAAAATATAGAGACCTAGCTCCATCTGAACAAACACTGCGCAAAATCCGACGTACTTGATATTCAAATCATCGGGAATTTTGCCTCCGCATTTGAAGGCCCAGAAATGGCGCTCTTCGTCTGGAACGTCAGTTCGGACTATTGCCCAAAGCCAGAACATGCCGTCTTGGTCTGTCATGCGGATGATTTCGGCACCCGTAGGCAGGCGCATAGTGAAGCGCTCAAGAACCGGCATCTGATATTTGAAAATTACCCGGCCCGTTGCGTCGGACATCTTCTTGCCTCGCAACGCTTCATCCCACTGGTCTGCTTGGGTATCGATCCAAGATCCGTCTACTTCTCCACTCATGCTCTCTCTCCAATTTGTTGCGGCCCGATGCCAAGGGGGATAGACACCGGGCCGCGCCCAGCGCTTTAGGTCCGCCCGCGCTGGGAATGGTTAATTCTCATTGATGAACTGCAGCGGGTCATAGCCTACCGCTTCTGCAATTAATGCCATGCCCCTATCCATGAAGTTGCGGAACTCTTCCGGGTCCATCTGGTCGAGGGCTATGCTATCGGTATCAAGGCCGATTTGGCCGGTGAAGGCGTTCACGGTCTTGGTATAATAGCCGAGAGACACTTTCAGGTCCCGGCTAAGGTTCTCTGCGCTGGCCCACTTGTCGGTTGACTTAACGACCATACCTAGGCAGGCCCAGTAAAGTCTCAACTGTCTATTCGAGCGCTTCGACGTTGGCACAAGCTGGAACGTCTTTCCTGGCGCTGACATAGCCAGTTGCTCGGCGTCGTACATCGTGAGACCCTTTAGCCCTTTCGGGGTTAGGATGACTTCGATGTGTGGCGCTTTCTCGCGCTTCTTGGCCATGGCTAAAACATTAAGTCGTCATCAAGATCGTCCGCAAACGATCCGCGCTCGGCAACACGCTGTTTCACGGCATCAGCGCTTCGTTCCTTTCGCTCACCACCTCCCTGAATGGTGATGTCAGAAGCTCGGCATGTGAAATACGTTTTCCCCTCATGCGCTCTTGAGCCGAAGTCGCCGGAAACCGTGACGCGCGTTCCCTTGACAAGGATAGGCTCCAGCTTCTCGCCGCGCTTGCCCCACAGGGACACGTCAAACCACATCGTCTGCTTGTTCTCGCCATAGCCATCATCGACAGCAACCGAGAAGCCCAAAACAGGCTCTCCACCTTGAGTTCGGCGGAACACAGCATCACGGCCAATAGTGCCGGCGATTACGATTGTCTTCATGTCAAAATCCTTCCATTGGGTGCACTTCGCGCCCGTCTACGTTGGTGATGCGTTCGTCGCGGACCTCTGATCCTGGAAACTCTTCCTTGATCGCGCCAACCGTGTCTTTCTTGGCCGTCTCTTTGGCCTTGAGGGCTTTCCCTATGGCAGTCATTTCAGTGTGCAACTGCTGCTGCTGCTCTTCCGGCATTTCCTTCCGAAGTTTGACGAACTCGGCATCTTTCCACATGCGAGCGATGTCATCAGACATCAAGCCCTTGTTCAATTCACCCATAAGAATAGCGTAGTTCTTGTGCTTCACGGAGCGCTCTTGCTCTCGGTACTCTTGGTTGACCTCGGCGACGTATTTCTGGTCATCCCACCGGCCGAGGAAAATATTTGCCGCCACGCCGATATGCGATGCGCCTTTGATGATCGCGTCGGTTAGGCTCTTCTTAGGTGCGTCTTCATCGACCTTGTGCTTGCCGGTGGAGGTCATGTACGCAGCCTTTGTCTGCCCATACTCTTCAACGCCGTGTTCGCCGCCGCCGTCCTTCCACCAGAACCTAATTCGGCACCAATGAAGGTGAGTGTCGCCAAGCTGTTTGAATTCCTCTGCCAGCACTGACCATCCGAACCCTTTGCCGACAGGCCCAAACATTTCTGTTAAGCACCTGATGACGTATTGCGGGTTTGGCGATGTGCCGCCGTAGTCACGGCCAGATATAGCCTTGGTATATTTTGGGTCAATGTCCGCGAAACGGTCCCAAATCTCGAGATTATTTGTCATAGCACTTTCTCCCCTTCGACGTTAAAGCCCTTGATCGTTCTCGCGCCGCCACGAACGGCTTTGTCAGCCAGATCTTGAGCAAAGACCATAAGGGCGTCACGATGTTCTTGCCAGACCCATGCAGCCGCCTCGCGCTCATCCACCATAACGGCACGGTATACCGTACGGAGGCCCGTAGCGCGCCCGTCGCCCTTTGCGTGGGCCTTCGCGCCTTCTGCCTTGCGAGCGGCTTCCTCGGCCTTCTTTGCCTCTTCTACGAGGCGTTCGGCGTCTTCTCGGCTTTCGAGATTGGCGGCGTCACGCTGGCGCATGGCCACCATAGCCTCGGCCTGTTTCTTCGCAGCTTCTTCGCGGGCGATCCTCGCAGCTTCCTGCTGCTGCCTATCAAGCTCCAGAAGGTACGGCTTCAGAGCGGCGTTAACGGCTTCCTCTGCCTTGATGGCCAGCCCGGTGACGCTCTTGTTCTTGCCGATCAGGGTATTGTAGAGCGCCTGGATCGTGTCAACCTCGTCTTGGTGAGGTTTGATTTCCGTCTTGCGGTTTTCTTCCGCAGCCTTGGCCGCTTTCTTGATGCGGTCCTTCAGCGTGTTGAGCGCGTCGGCCTGCTGCTGGGTAGTGACCGGCTCGCCTGTTAACCAAAGCTTGGCTTCGTTGTACAGATCCTCGATAGCCTCTTTCGACATTTCGAACGGCGGCTTATTATGCCCCATCGTTGCTACTGTGTTCATTGCGTCATCCCCTTCGCGTGTTCATAGTGTGATTTATACCAGTCGGCCCGCTCTGAATGCCTATCAGCTTCCGACAGCAGATAATCCCGACGTGCAAGATCTCCGATAGCCTCAGCCTTTACCGCATCCATCAGGCAGTCTTTCCAGAGAGCGCGGGCCATACGTTCGCCGTCTAGGAATTCATGGCCGGGAAGCATCGAACATCTCCTGCATCTGAACCGCTTCCGTCTTATACGCTTCCTCCATCATGCCAGCCGATACCGTCAGAATGAAACCAAGCAGCAGAGCGGCAATGATTGCATCCGTTGTGGTGAGCGTGAAGATGGGAGGCTGCTTGCGGAATGTGCCAAGGTCTTTCATGTGTATTCCCCTTTGGTTGGATAGGCTTATGATGGAGTGGAAACGTTAAGATTTTGTTTCCAGCGCGGCGGCGGCGTGGCGCGCAAAGATGCTCACGATTTCGCTCCGTGAACTCCTGTCGGCTGCTTCGTACAGCTCTGGAAATTCATCTCTCCAATCTCCAGAGCGCATCGTGGAATACCCGGCCACGCCTTTCAGCGCCTTCCGAAGGCGATCATTCTCAGCCTCGATCGCCGCAATATGGTCGAACGTTCCCCACATCTGACAGCAACCGCAGTCCTGATCGAAGTCTGAGCAGCGCTCACCCCAATCACGGGTGATTTCTTCTGCGGTCGGAAATTTGAATGTCTCGCTCATTTCCCTGCCTCCAGCGCTGCCAGGATCTTCGCCTCGACCATTGCGAGACTGTACGGGGTGGGTTTCAGATTGCCGGCGACATCGGCTTGCCAGTGGCGAACCCATCCAAGGGTCTCGCGCATGAGGGCTTCGCGCTGGCCAATGACTACCTTGCGGGCATCAGCAGTGCGCCCAGCCTCATCAAGCTTCTGCGCAAGCTCGGACATGTCGGCTTTGACATCTTCCACGAACCAAAACGCCTGAGCCTCAGAGCCGCCAAAGACTGCGGAGGCTTCGACCTTCTCGTAAGTCAACAGGGACCGCCTCATGCCACGCTCCCGTTCATGGTGCTGTAAGTCCCGTACTGCCTCACCAGATCGATCTTGCGTTCGCCGGCGTCTTCCGCCTCGACAACGTCCTGAAACGCGCAGTCGATGCTCTGGAGAACTGTGGGAAGGTCGTAGGCGACATAGGCCGCATCTGCCCCGTCCTGCGCTGCCAGATCGGCAACAGCTTCGAAGGTTGCCGACATGAAATTCTTGATCTGGGCGCACCGATTGGCGGCACCACCCGGCGTCTTGTAGGCAGTCGTCAGCACGGACAGCGCCCGCTCAAGTTCTGCCAGGGAGAGGGTTTCGCGAAGGGTGGCGGTCATGTGCGTGCCTCCGCTTTGGCGATAACGACACGGGATTTTTTGCGTGCAAGCCTGATCAGTTCTTCGTCTGTCGCATCAGAAACCCAATGGGCAAATTCAAGAGCGTCAGGAGCGGCGGCGAATATGTGCGGCCCGTAGCTGCCGAAATATCCGGAGAAGCTCACATTGGTGTCTCTCCACCCGTATCCCTCGGACTTTCCCTCAACCCAATACTGGTCAGGATCCAGATTGGAGGCCTTCACCTCCATCGGCTTGGCGGGGAGGAGAGTAACGAACTGATGCACTTCGGTCATTGTCTGCACTCCTGTGGGTGGGTGGTTTAGTGCGCCGAATTGGGTGCGCCACGGTCAAACTTGATCTGAGCGATGACTTGCTGGCGGCTTTGCTCAAGGAAAGAGTCAACGCTTTCAATGGAAAGGCCGCAGTCTACGAGACCTTCACAGGTCGAAAACATCACGGCATAGAGGGCCGCAGAAACGCCTTCGAGTGGGTCTTTGTGTTTGCGTGAACGCTTCTGGACAAAGCGAAATGCCGCATCCAAATCCGCCGATGTAATCGTTGTGCTTACGTGCAGTTCTCTGTCGGACATGCTGGTCATTCCCCTTCGCTATCGCCGCCCCGTTCCCCCTTGGGAGATGTTCGTGGGTGGCTGGTGTGTGGTTAGGCAGCAGTGAAGTACTCAACGTATTTGTCTTGCTCGCACCACGGAGCCTCACCTCGAAGCTCGCTCATCAGTCGGTCTCCGCTCTCCAGAAGCCTATGACGGTCTGTCTTGGAAGGCTCGATAGCCGCACGGTTGTATGCCCATGTTGCGACGTATGCTTTTGTCCACTCGGGTGTTGCTCTGGTCATCGTCCTTATCCTCATCCTCTGTTGCGCAGCATATCGGCTTAGCGTCGTGCTGCTGTGGTGTTGGATGTAGTGTTCCACACTGGAACCAGCATTGCAAGAGAAATAATGACAGACGCCGCCAAATTATCTGTCTGCTTTGAAATAGCCGTCGTCATGGACTTCAGTGATAAGAACGGATTTCCACTTGTCATTCTCGCATTCCTGAACGCGAACCCATCCGCCAATGGTGACTTTATCTTTGCCGTGAACGCGGACCACGGCCGGAATGGTTCCGAGTTTGCATGGCTTGCCGTATTTTTCGAGCCATGTCTTATTTCCTCTTGGCATATTTCACACCCTTTCTTTTGAAGTTCATTTTCTTTCGTTCGAACGTCCTGTGGGCTACACTCTCATTATCCATATGAAGCCAGATGTAGAGCTTTGTTGCTCGCTCACGCTCCTCTCTCAGCCAGCCATCTGGCGAAATTTTTTCTAGCCGCTCGACTAGCTCAATTTGACTATGGCTCATCCTGTTTTTCTGTGACTGTAGGTAAGTTATCATGTGCTTTAACCTATCTGCTCAATGGTGAGATCGTTGTGACTTCCGATACCAAGAACCACCGCATCCAAAAGGAAACGGCTCTCCCTGGATCGGAAGGGGTAATCTGCTCAATGGAGCCGACCGCCGCTTATTCCGAAACATGCCAGACAAATGATGCCGCACATCTTGGTCACTTTTTCAGGATCATTCCCTGACGTATTAGGGCCGACCACCAGCTTTCGCCGCCAGAACCCTTTGAGCCGTATACGCAACCCATTCTTGCTCATGCCATTAACGCACACGACGAACCGGTCCGCGAAAGATCGCGTGCGCTCGTCAGGTCTAAATTTCGGTGGGGTTGAAAAAGCGATGGGAGAGTGCTAATTCTCTTCTCGCAGGTTTCCGCTTTCCAAACGAATTTAGCCTGCCGCGCCCCGGTCCTCTTGCAAAGGATGCGGGGTTTTTCGTTTTTACGCCCTTATTCTCTACAGCGCAAGTCCCTTAATATTTTTCAGCGCGGCCAAATTAGTTCTTGCTAGGAACCAAGCTTCATGCATAATGAGGCCATGAAAACAAACCCACTCCAGGAACGAATTGACACCATGCGCATCACGGACGCCGAACTGGCGTTCCGGGTTGGCTGCACGCGGTCTACAATCACAAGAATTCGCCTTGGCATTTCCCGGCCTTCGTTGGCCCTTGCCAAGCGGTTAGGCGAACACACTGGATTGGCTGTTGAGCGCTTCGATGAGATCGAACGCCGCCCTTCCAAGCCAAAGGATTAACGGCAATGGCAAGTGTTAGACACACAGAAGTCTATCTAAACGACGGTTCAGGCTGTGAGAAGTGTAACTTTACCGGCCGGTTCGGTGGATGGCTTGGCGACAAGTGGTGCGGGTATCCGCAGATCTCATGCTCGCATTGCAAGCCTTCGGAATACAAGAAACCGAAGGAAGTCGCGCAATGACCTTCTGGAAAACCGCCACCAAAGACCAGCGCCTGGCCCAGATAGACGGCGGCATTGAATGCGGACTATCCGCTGCCGACATAGCCGTGATGATGGGAACGAACTCGGATAACATCCGCCACTTCGCGCTGTATCACGGTCGCAGTCTCCGCAAGGATTACGATGCGGCAAAGAGGAGTGGCCACAAGGGCGGGATTGTCGGTGGCATCGTCAACGCACGACGGATGAAGAAGCCGGAAACGTCGCAGCCTAGCGCATTCTCCATCTTCGAAAGCCCATCTGATCCCGGCCTATTCGACAGACACCCGAACGACTAAGCCCGCCATCAAGGACAAAGGGGAATAACATGACCGACCACATCGAAGAAACAAAAGCCAAGATCGCCGTCATGCAAGCCTATGTGGATGGTGCGCCGATTGAGTGCGCCGTGCGCGGGTCTGCCTTTTACCCAATGAAATCGGCCCCGTCATGGATGTGGTATGAATACGATTACCGCATAGCTACCACTCCAGACACCATCGACTGGGGCCATGTATCGGCAAAGTTCAAGTTCATGGCGCGCGATGAGAGGAGGGATGCTTTCTTATTCTCGCACAGGCCCATACGCGAAGATGACGAATGGTGCTGCGGTGGAGAATGCTGCGAAGCTTCTGTTCTTGCCTCATATAAAGCGGGCACTTGTGACTGGAAAGACAGCCTTGTGGAGCGTCCAGTATGATGGACCCCACCCTCTACACCCGCCGCATTATCCCGGCCTCTCCCAAGTCTTTCAAAAGCATCATTGCTGAACAGAGAGCCGCCATTACCGAAGCTTTCGACACTCAGGCTCGTGAGGCCGTCGAAAATAATCACAACCGCGTCGATGTAGCGCGACACAGCAAGGGAGAGTAGCATGACCGCTTGGCTTTACTTCATCATGCTCACAATGGGCGCGGCTCTATCCGTTGGCATCATTGCCGCAATGCTTCTCCACTATTTCTTTGACGAGGACGGGCTAGGCCGATGACCGAAGAATGGATTGAGCACGACGGGAAAGGGATCCCGGTGGACTTTAAGACAAAAGTAGAGGTGGAATACAAACCAGCTTTACACGAAACACGTCCTGTGTACGGTTCGATAAAGCGCGCAAGTAAATACCGTTGGACGCACGATAACGATGTTTCGGATATTATCGCTTACCGCGTGGTGAAGCCATGACCGAAGAACACCTTTCCAATCTCATAGCCCAATGGCTGGAAGAAGCTTTAGCGGAGTTCTGGCAATGACCGAGTGGATGCCTATCGATCTTCTAAAGCCAAAAGATAACATGATCGTTATCGGCTATGGAGAATACAGGGAGCGCGATGGATTTTCACCTGCCTTCATGAGGTGGAGCGAGTGGGTCGGCGGTTGGGCTGTGAACGGGATGCCGTTTTACCCTACCCACTGGATGCCTATCCCAAAAGATCCCGTCTGACAGTCAATCGTCGTGACCCGCCTCCCAGGTTCACGACTAGCCGGTCGGGGAGATCCTCCATTCCCGACCGGCACCCCATCAATCGATACAGGTGAAACATGACAGACGAAAGCGAAATTAACAGGAACAGCCCATCGCCCATAACTCATTTGCGGGCGAAGCCGCTCGAATGGAAAGGTTCAAACGAAGGTTTCGGTCACGGGAGAATGTACTACGGAACTGGCGCTTTCGGGCACTGGTATGGTGTTAAGCGGGAAAAGGCTGGCATGTGGTCTTGCGTCCACCATGTCGGCGCAACCCCTGTTTATCTTCCTCATCAAGCTAGCTTGGATGAAGCGAAATCGGCGGCACAAGCAGATTACGACGAGCGTGTTCGCGCCGCCCTCGACACCCCATCACCCGTAACGAGGGATACAGCCGAATGATCCGCACCCTCACACTCCTAGCCCTAATGGCAACGCCAGCAGCGGCACAACAGAGCGACATGCTCCGTGTAGCGGCAGAGGCCATCATTGCCTTACAGAACTGCCACAAGGCGGTATTTGACGAGGCACAGGTTATCACGTTCTTGTACTCTGGAGCCGTACAGCGCAACATGACGAGGGAGCAGGCTGTTGCCGAGACACAGTCAATCGTCAATGCTATCCTGTCGCAAATCACTACACGCCAGAAAATGCAGCAGTTCTGCGCCGCCATGTATACCGTGCAAGGCCAGCCGCTCTAATGCCCCTCTACGTTGAAGAAAAGATAGCCGCCCTAGACGCTCAAATCGCCAGCAAGCGTCAATGGCTGGAAGACCACGGCACCCATGCCAAGCGTCCTAGACCTGAGTGGGAGATTACCGTGAAAGAAGACGCGCTCAAGTGGCTTGAGGCCATTGCATCTGATTACCGAATGAGCTTGGATAGAGCGAGGAAGACGGAATGAGTATCCCGAAATACGCAGCCAAGCGTGACAAGTCCGAACCTGGAATAGTCAAGGTGCTTCGCCAGTGCGGCTTTAGCGTCGAGCTAACAGACAGGCCAACGGATGCTCTTCTTGGCTTTCGCGGGGTAATGTGGGCGGCGGAATTTAAAACGGGCCGCAAGGGCTACGGCAAGAGCCTCAACGCTAATCAGCAGGCCTTCGCTGATGGATGGAGAGGCCCGCCTGTTGTGGTTCTCCATGACGAACAAGAGGCGCTTGAATGGGCAATGTCCATCGCCAGTCAATCGAACAAACCAGCAGAACAGCTAGCAAAGGGGAATGTATGAACGGGATACCGGAAGACATCATGAAGATGGCATATGATGCCATCAAAGGCTCACTGCCATTCTTCCCAAGCGATCAAGACAGATTGCGGGATAGTGTCGCAGATATTCTTCTAGCCGAGCGTCTGCGCTGCCTTAACATCTGCGCAGCCGAGCGTGAATATGGCGACTTTCATCCAGACGACGTAATGACGCGCATTGAAACAGGTAGCGAACCACGGCAGATTGAAGGCTGGAATTGCGAGTTCTCCGAATGACAAAGCCGCAAAAGACACTCCCAGGCTTTGAGCGCTTCTGGTCCGCATACGCCTATAAGATCTGCCGAGCAGATGCTTACAAGGCGTGGGTAAAGAACAAGTGTGAGGACATCGCAGACGAGATCTGCGCGGCCATCCCGGCTTATGATGAGTTTCTGTCGCAGAACCCATGGCGGCACAAGGCTCACGCCTCGACATGGCTTAACGGAAACCGATGGCTGGATGAATATGGCCCTCCAAAGCCCGCCTATACGCCGCATCCCAACCAGCGATCCGGCCCCGTCACATACACCACACCAGCCATTAACCACCAATCCCGCGAAGAATACCTAAGGGCAGAGATAGCCCGTTCAGAGCGCACATTCAGATAGGAAGAGATATGACGAACGAAGAGAAGAAACCACCAGCGCCCGTAACCAATTTGATGGGTGGGCCGGTCGTAGACATCGCCCCTGGTATGCCCGAGCTGCGGATTTCTCTCATTGCCCGAGCCGTTCGGCAGTCTCTTCGCAACTACGGGCACAAGGTCGCTGAGAGCACTTTGCCAGAGTGCATCGCTGGTGATGTAGAGCGGACGCTGGCCGCCCATGATAAGGCGTGGCCCGCTCATGCTCAGAATGTCGCGGTGAAGGCGGTTGAGCAGGAAATCAACCGGCTTTCTTTGTCGCTGGACGGAGAAGTCACCGAAGATATGCTCAACGAGGGGCAAGAGCGTATGTGCCAGATGGCATCTCGCACGGTGTTTGAGGATCATATTCAGGCTGAAATCTATAAGGCGATGCGCTCCGTCGATCCGGCGTTTCGCACGACAGAGAAGGATGAGTTGCGGTTATTTGGCCACTGGTCGAAGCACAGGTTCGCTGATGGCGTATTTCTTCCGCTGGTCTGCTACGTGCCGACGGGGGAAGACTATACGACCGTGCCACTCTACGCGCCCGCCACCCCACCGCCCCAACCGAGAGCAGAAGCCAAGCAACAATAACCAAAGGTAACGAGTATGTTTGTATCCCACAGAGAATTCACCACGGCGGCAGAGATTCATGCTAACCATGTCCTTCTGCGCAACAAGTTCTTTCCTCCCATGCCAAAGGCTCAATCCAAGGCAGACCCCCGCCGTATAGACCCAGAGAAGCGCGGCAAGCGTCCGCTTTGGTCACTGCTCAAGATGCACTTCGACGCTCATGTGAAGCTGCGCAAGGCCGTCCTAGAGCGTGAAGCCCCGGCCGCGCCTGTGGAGCCGAAAGAAAAGCCTCTCTGGACGACGAACACAATCAGTTTCAATAGCCATGTGGTCGAATACCGCCGCTATCTTCTCGTTTGCGAGGAAGGCGACACGCCGGTCTTTCTGCCGAAGAAGCCAATGGATGAGATTGTCGGGGAGGTTTTACGGTTCTTTCCACAATACGGCCTAGCATCGATCAAGGGGCGCTGTCGGAACAAGGGCGTAATTCTCCCGCGCCATCTGGCCGTCTACGAGGTGCACAGACAGCGTCCTGACCAGTCGTACCCGCAGCTTGCCAAGTATTTCTGCCGCAATGACCACTCGGGCTTGATCTACGCCGTCAATAAGATCCACGCGATGAAAGAGGCGGGCGATCTTTCATGGTTTTATGGGGGTGGAAAGCGCGACTAACCGCTTGCCGCATGATGGCGGACGCTGTATTATTAGGCATCGAGAAGTGGGCTAAGTCTAGAGCGTCAAAGCATCACCATTAGCCTAGAGTTTGGTGGTGGCCTGAGCCGGTAAGTTATCCGGGCTTCCCGACTAACCGCTTGCTTTCACACCAATACCACATATCATAAGCTTTAGATGAAGGGCCAACACCTTTCAGGGGAGGGTTAGACCATACCGCTCCGAGTTCTTCTCACACAAGGCGTCTCTCATGGCTAAGAACCACTGTTGGTTGGCCCCCAAACCGATCAGGGGTTGGCATACTTCAGCAGAAAGAACGCAAGGTCTCCTTTCCACGGCATATTACAGCAGGATGAGCGCAAGTTAAACTAATCTAACATTGTCTAACATAATCGTTGACTGCCCTCCATTCTCGTCGTAGTGTTAGACATCGAAACACACACAACGGGGAACGGTTATGAAGCTCATTGAAAAGACGGCACGTTACGAAATCTGGGCAGTCAAGGAAGACTACGGCTTTGATTTCTACGTCTACGGCGTCTATCACTCTGGTGATCCGCGTGTATGTGCTTCTATCGGCATGGCTCGCGAAGTGGCGGCTGGTCTGTGATGACGGCATACTACAACGAAATTGACCCGTATGCAGCACAATGGCTGCGCAATCTCATTTCCGCCGGCCAAATCGCCGATGGCGACGTTGATGAAAGAAGTATCCATGACGTGCAGCCAGAAGACCTTAAGGGCTATAAGCAGTGTCACTTCTTCGCCGGAATTGGCGGATGGTCGCAAGCTTTGCGTCTATCCGGTTGGGCAGACGATAGACATGTTTGGACCGGATCTTGCCCCTGCCAGCCATTCTCAGTCGGAAGCGTTGCCCATGGAGGAGCGAAAGGCCAAAGCGATGAGCGCCATCTGTGGCCGATTTTCTTCGACCTCATCCGCGAGCTTAAGCCTCCAGTTGTCTTTGGAGAGCAAGTTGCAAGCGCGATTAACTGGGGGTGGTACGACGAACTTTGTGGGGACATGGAAAGTGTTGACTACGCCTGCGCGGCGACGGTTATCCCAGCTCTTGCCGTCCAAGCGCAACACGTCAGAAAGCGTCTCGTCTGGTTGGCCGACACCGGTAGCGAGGGACGGGAAAGACATAAGTCGATCCAACTCATTCCTCAGCCAGAGGCTCAGACACAGCCCATCAATGGCGACCCGCTTATTGACGCAAGGCGCGCCTTGGGAGGTGATTACGGCAATCTATTGTTTGGCGATGGGGTATCCGTTGCAGTGGAACGATGCGCGGCCAAGGGATACGGCAACGCAATTGTCCCGCAAGTTGCTGCAGAAGTGATTTCTGCATATATGGAGATCGCCGCATGAAACTCATCAAGTGCAAGATATGCGGTAAAGAACATCAAGGAAGGGTTTGCTCTTCCTTTGCGAGATCGACGGCACGACAAAAGCAGCAACGTATAATCGGCCCCATAGGCGTGAGTGGGTTAGAGCCTGAAGATAGCGCTTCAGGCGTGGTGCGCACCGTCGATACTGAAAACGGCCACATCTGGCACGAGAAGATATTTTCATCCATGGCCATCAAGTGCTGCATGAACTGCGGGTTCATCAAGAACGAAAATCAACCTAACGCGCCATGCCCCGGCCCGATAGGTGTTGAAGTTCGCAGCATCACCCCTCCTAAGCCCAAATTCAACAAAACCGCATATCAACGTCTTTACATGTCCGACCTCAGAGCCGCCAAGAAGATTGGCATAACCATCAGGGAATACAGAGAGAGGACCAAGCCCCATGACTAGCATGGTAGAGAAGGTAGCGCGGGCTATCTATGAAGAAATGGACCTTTCAGACAGTTTGGCATTACCAGAGGCCGAACGGTACGCCCGTGCCGCTATCCAGGCAATGCGGGAAATGACACCAGGGATGATTGACGCCTCCTCCTATGCGACCACTATAGGTGATGAAGGCGTTTATCGCATCGGTATCGATAAGCAGGGCGCTCTAGAAGTGTGGGAGGCCGCCATCGACGCAGCCCTAAAGGAGGAATGACAGTGGCATTCACGATTGAACTGGGTTGGTGGATAGCCCCTGTGGTCGTCACCATCGCCACATTCGGTTCTGCTGCATTCGTAAGCAGAGATATGGGGAACGACCAGTACGGGGCCGGGGCTATAGTCGCTTTTGGCTTTTACATGGCCGCTGCTGTGGGTTCACTGATATCATGGCTACTCTGGGCATTGTTATCTTGACGCCTGAGCCGCCATTTACATTCCCCCTTCACCCCAATATAATCAAACACAGTCTAACGAGGTCTAACGCAATGCCAGCCGGAAGGCCAACAATGTACAGAGAGACGTATTGCGACCAAGTCATAGAGCATATGACCGAGGGCGCTAGTCTAACATCGTTCGCTGCTGAGATTGGTGTCTCCCGCGCAACTCTCAACGTCTGGATGGAGGCCCACCCTGAATTTTTAGATGCCGCACACACGGGGAAGGCAAAATGCGCCGCGTGGTGGGAGCGTGTAGCTCGTGCTAATGCCAAGGAAGGCACAGGAAACGCCACCATAACTGTCTTCGGCCTCAAGAACATGTCGCCAGACGATTGGCGCGATAAGCAGGAAGTTGAGCAATCAGGTTCGGTAACTGTCATCAACAGAGTTGAGCGCGAGATTGTCAGACCGAACACGCAAGAGCCGTCCGCTTAATGTCCAGAACTCTAAGAATACCCACTGCTGAGGTGTTCGAGCCCTTGTTAGCGGAAGCCCGCGACAAGGGAGCCTGGGGGGGCCGAAGGCAGCGGAAAATCACACTTCTTCGGTGGTCTGCTTGTCGAGGACAGTCTAGCAGAGCCCGGCATTAGCGGCGAAGGCCTGCGATCGGTCTGCATCCGCGAAGTCCAGAAGGATCTAGCCCAATCATCCAAAGCCCTCATTGAAGCCAAGGTGCGCGACTTCGGTCTAACTGAGGCTGACGGCTTCAAGATCTTCGAAGACTGCATCACCACGCCGAAGGATGGTCTAATCATCTTCAAGGGCATGAATAATTACACGGCTGAGAGCATCAAGTCACTTGAGGGCTTCAAGCGTGCGTGGTGGGAAGAGGCCCAGTCCGCGTCTTCCAAATCAATCCAGATGCTTCGCCCGACCATGCGAGCGCCAGGAGCGCAGATGTGGTGGAGCTGGAACGCTCGCCGCAAGATCGATCCGGTTGACGTGATGCTTCGTGGGGCTGAGAAGCCGACCGGCGCAATCATCGTCAATGCCAATTGGCGTGATAACCCTTGGTTCAGCGCTGAGTTAGAGCAAGAGCGCGTTGACTGCCTGCGCATGACACCAGACGACTACGATCATGTATGGGAGGGTGGCTATGTGACTGTTGCATCCGGGGCTTACTTCGCCAAGCATCTGGCTAACGCCAAGAACGAAAACCGCATTAGCCGGGTAGCGGCCGATCCGCTCATGACGCTGCGTTTGTTTGTCGACATTGGCGGCACTGGTGCAAAGGCCGACAACTTCGTGATATGGGTTGCACAGTTCATTGGCAGGGAGATCAGAGTACTTGACCATTACGAGGCGCAGGGACAGCCGTTGGCTTCGCATCTCAACTGGTGCAGGGAGAAAGGATATTCGCCAGACAAGGCGCAGTTCTGGCTTCCTCACGACGGCAGCACACAAGATAAGGTCTTCGATGTCTCATATGAAAGCGCATTGAGAGATGCAGGTTACTCTGTTACAGTCATCCCCAATCAGGGCAAGGGCGCTGCGTCGGCTCGCGTTGAGGCTGCACGGCGTCTTTTCCCGTCCATGTGGTTCAATGCCGAAACAACAGAAGGTGGGCGCGATGCTCTTGGCTGGTATCATGAGAAGCGCGACGACGTGCGCGGAATAGGCCTTGGCCCCGATCACGATTGGGCATCACACAGCGCAGACGCCTTCGGGCTCATGTGCGTTGCGTATGAAGAGCCTAGCTTGAAGAAGAAAAAAGATCCCCGCGCTGGCGGGTCCATGGCGTGGTTGAGGTAATCAATGGCACGATACGAAAAGAACACGTCTTCCGGCGACAAGGACAGCAAGCACGCTGACGGCATGAAGGCGTTTGAGCGCGTCAAGAGCGCCGAACAAGATAACCGCCACACGTTCATTGAAGATAAGCGCTTTGGCCGTCTTGAGGAGCAGTGGCCGGAAGAGATTGCTAAGCAGCGCGCCGATGAGGGCCGACCGTGCCTGACCATCAGCAAAATGAACGCCTTCATCCGACAGGTGGTAAATGACTGCCGACAGAACAAGCCATCGATCAAGGTGCACCCCGTCGATAGCGGAGCCGATCCAAAAACGGCTGACGTGATCAACGGCATCATTCGCAACATCGAATATACGTCTAATGCTGACATTGCCTATGACACCGCAGTTGAAGAGAGCGTTTGCGGCGGTTGGGGCTATTGGCGCGTTGGCATGGACTACGCCTATGACGACAGCTTCGACCTAGATCTTTCCATTGAGCGTATCTCAAACACGCTTTCCGTATACGGAGACCCAAATAGCACTGCCGCTGATAGCTCAGACTGGAACGAGGCTTTCATCGTTGGGCCTATTTCCAAGCGCGAATACAAGAAGAAATACGGCGGCAAGAAGAATTCGGACGGCGACGACGTTTGCACCGATTTCGATGATGACGCATGGAGCGATGCCGGTGAATGGCTGGAAGATGAAAACGTCCTGCTTGCAGAATGGTGGCAGCGTGAGGAAGTAGAGCGCGAAATCATCAAGCTATCTAACGGCCATGTGTATTCCCGCGAAGAGATCGAGGCCGACAGCGATATCAGCACGCTGCTTGATGTTGGTATCCTGACCGTTGTCGGCTCGCGCATGACGATGACGCACAAGGTCACACAGACAATCATGTCAGGCGCTGATATCCTTGAGGTCAATGAATGGCCGGGGCGCTACATCCCGATTGTGCTTGTGATCGGTGATGAGATTGTGCTTGAGGGCAAGCGCCGTTTCCGCTCGCTGATCCACTCGGCCAAAGACGCGCAGCGCATGTTCAATTACTGGCGCTCCACCTCGACAGAGCTTGTGGCTCTAGCTCCGCGTGTCCCGTTCATTGGCCGGAAAGGCTCGTTTGATCATGACGCAGAACGCTGGGCAACGGTTAACACGAAGAGCCATGCTTATCTTGAATACGAGGGAGAAGCTCCAGTTCGTCAGCCGCTTGATGTTGGTCCTGCTGCTGGCGCTCTTCAGGAAGCTCTAAACGCCTCAGATGACATGAAGTCCATCATCGGTATCTATGACGCATCTCTAGGCGCTCGGTCTAACGAAACATCCGGCAAGGCCATCATGGCCCGTCAGCGTGAGGGCGATGTTGCGACGTTCCACTTCATCGACAATCTATCTCGCGCAATCCGCCACACCGGCCGCATTCTGATCGACCTCATCCCGCACGTCTACAACAGCGAGCGCATCGTGCGTATCATGGGCGAAGATGGCGTGCCGAAGTCCGTCAAGGTCAATGCCCAGCAGGAGGAGCCGGTTATTGGCCCAGATGGCAAGCCTGAGGTTGATCAGCAGGGCGAAGTCATCGCGGCTATCTACAGCCTGACATCTGGCAAGTATGACCTGACCGTCACAAGCGGGCCAAGCTTCACGACACGGCGTGAGGAAGCCGCCGCACAGATGACTGAACTTGTCCGCGCATTCCCGCAGGCCGCGCCGTTTATTGCCGATATCATGGCCAAGAATTTCGACTGGCCTGGAGCTGACGAGATCGCCAAGCGTTTTGAGGCGATGAACCCTGCCAAGCAGCAACAGCAGATCCCGCCCGAAATGCAACAGATGATCCAACAGGGCCAGCAGGCTATTCAGGAGCTAACGCAGAAGGTTCAGGCGCTTGAAGCTGATAAGTCCATTGATCAGTTCAACGCCGAAACCAAGCGCATGCAGGTCGAGGAAGACACGCGGACGGATCGCATGAAGATCGCGGCCGACGCTGAAACCAAGATCGCCACGAACGCAATGAACGCCCGCAGCAAGGCGATGCAGAATAGTCAGCGGGAATGGGGCCGGGGCGACTAGCCAAATCGCATTTGTTACGTTATTACATACACTCGTAATCACCAACCAACAGCCTACGGGCAACGGAGTGAACTTCATGATTGACGGAACGACGGCTCAGGCAACAGAACTGGCAACGCCAGCAATCGAAAAGCCTGTTGCGGAGACTGTAGTTGACGATAACGAAGGCTTCCTGCCCCAGGTCGGAGACGAGGAACCCGAAACCGACGAGACGGAAGAGATTGAAGGGGAAGGCGACGAAGAGACCGAAGAGGGTGAAGGTGAGACTGACACCGCAGAGGTCGAGCTAAACGGGGAGAAATACAAGGTTCCCTCCGCGCTCAAAGACGCTTTCCTTATGCAGGCCGACTACACGCGCAAGACGCAGGAAGTCGCAGAAGTCCGCAAGACGGCAGAGGCCAAGCTAGCCGAAGCTGAACAGATCTTCAGCGTCTCCAATGAGGTCTTGGAAGCAAGAGCAGCGCTGCTGAACGTAAGCCACGGCTTGGGACAGTTCAAGGATATGGATTGGGCCAAGCTGGAAGCGGAAGACCCCATCGGGGCCATGTCCGCATGGCGGCAGTATCAGCAGCTTGAGAAGGCACGGGGAGAAATCACCGGCTTTCTTGATCAGGAGCAATCAAAGCGGGCCGCTACAGCGGAGCAGGAAACTGCCAACCGACTGCGGGAAACAGCAGAGTTTGCCAAAACGAAAATTCCAGGCTGGACGCCTGATGTCGACGCGAAGGTTACGGCATTTGCCGAAGCTGAACTTGGTTTCACACGGGATACGCTCAAAAGCGCGTACAGCCCGTCTGTCTACAAGGCTCTGCACCTCGCTTGGCTCGGACACCAGTCATTGCAAAAACAGAACGCGCAGCCAAAGCCCACGCAGGTCGCCGCTCCGTTGAAGAAGGTCTCTCCGAAAGGAAACCCGGTTGCGGGTCTTGATGACAGACTGTCTATTGACGAGTGGATGAAGCAGCGGGAAGCCAAGGCACGGCGCTAACGCAATCCTATTGGCTGAGGCCAAGGAGTTATCTAAATGGTACAAACTCTGCTTACCCCCACCGCAGTGACCCGCGAGGCGCTGCGAATTCTGCACCAGAAGCTGAATTTCATTGGCTCCATCAACCGCCAGTACGATGACAGCTTCGCCAAGTCCGGCGCAAAGATCGGTGACAGCCTCAAGATCCGTATGCCCAATCGCTACACGGTTCGGACCGGCAAGACCATCGACACGCAGGACACCCAGGAAGAAAGCCAGACGCTCACGGTCGCAACACAGAAGGGCGTTGATACCAACTTCTCGTCTGCTGAGCTGACCCTGTCGCTTGACGACTTCTCCAAGCGCATTCTTGACCCGGCTATGTCGGTTCTTGCCGCCAACATCGAATATGATGCCATGTCGATGTACAAGGATGTCTACAACGCGATCTGGACCTCTGGTTCCGCGATCACGTACAATGACGTTCTGTCCGGTCGTGCGCCAATGCAGCGCGGTCTTGCCCCGATGGGTGACCGCTCGGCGAATATGAACTCCACCGACATGCCGAACCTCGTCAAGGATACCAAGACGCTGTTCAATGATCAGGCGCAGCTTTCCAAGCAGTACAAGGAAGGCTACATGGGTCGGGCCGCTGGTTACGACTTCATGGAAAACACGCTCTGGCCCGGTCATACCCGTGGCGCTGGCGATGCAAACTACGTCGTCAACACCTCGACTGGCATCACGTCCGGTTCCGCTGTCATCGCGGTAACGGCTGGCACTGGCACTCTCGCGCTTGGTGACGTGTTCACCATCGTCGGCGTGAACAGCGTTCATCCTGAAACCAAGGTCGATACCGGAATTCTGCAGCAGTTCGTTGTTGCTGTCGCCTACGCTGGCGGCGCTGGTAACGTCACTGTCTCGCCAACCCCGGTCACTTCGGGCGCGAAGCAGAACGTCGTTATCAACTCGGCAGGATCCGGCAAGGCTGTCGTCATCGCCGGCACTGCGTCGGGCGCGGACACCACGTCCATGCTCTACCAGAAGGACGCATTCACATTCTGCACGGCTGACTTGATCATGCCGGGTGGTGTTGATTTCGCCCGCCGTGAGGTGCTGGACGGCATCTCCATGCGTATCGTGCGCCAGTACGATATCAACAACGACAACCTGCCTTGCAGAATAGATGTTTTGTACGGCTACCGCACGTTGCGTCCAGAGTGGGCTACACGTCTGCATTTCAACTGATAAGGAGCAAGCCCAAATGGCTGTTGAATATCTTGGTTCCGGGTCCGATGATGGCACCCTTCTTGGCCGTAGCTCGACTGACAAGGTCGGCTTTTACGGCACATCGACACCAGTCGCGAAGCAGACATGCACGCTCGCGGCTGCACTGACGGCAGGCACAACCACGCCGGCCAATATCGCGGCGGCAGTGGATGAACTCCACGCTGCTCTTGCTGCGGCTGGTATCATCGCCTGATGCTAGTCTGCGTGGGCATCCCGACAATAGACGGGAAGCCTTGCGCGCAAACTGTGGACGCCCTTCTTGCTGAAACCGTTCTTGGTTATGCAAAGGGCGTCCATTTTTATGTCATGTGGGAGATTGGTTGCTCCCTCATCGGCGTGGCGCGCAACAGGCTTGCACGTAAGTTTCTCGACATGAAGCAGGCGGACTGCCTTGTCTTCGTGGACAGCGATATCTCATGGAAGGGCGGAGAACTCGCCCGCTTGGCTCAGCAGCCCCATGACGTGATCGGCGGCACATACCGCACAAAACAGGATGAGGTGAAATTCCACGTTCGCGGCTCGCCTGAGAAGATTGGCGATTTGTGGAGGGTTGACGGCCTCCCTGGTGGGTTCATCAAGATCAGCCGCAAGGCATTCGAGCAGATAGAGGCGAACCCATACGAAGACGAGAACGGGCGCGAGATGCGCGACTATTTCCCGACCGGATACATGGATGGCAAGATCTGGGGCGAAGACTACGGCTTTTGCAGGCAATATCGTGCTTCGGGTGGTGAAATCTGGCTAGATCCGACGATCCGACTTCGTCACCACGACGGGAATAGATTTTATGACGGTGATTTCGAGCCGTGGATTGAAAAGGTATTGGCCGGTGACTGAAATCCTACTTGGCTGCGGGTCTTCACGGCTCAAGAAGCTCTACATTCCCGGCAATGAGGAGTGGAACGGCCTGATAACGGTCGATTTTTCCGATGCTCATAAGCCTGACGTGGTGCATGATATCGCTGTTCTGCCGTTGCCGTTTCCGAGCGACTACGCGGACGGAATTTATGCATTCGACGTTATGGAGCATGTCGGGCAACAGGGTGATTTCCGCTTTTTCTTTGAGCAGTGGTCCGACATCTGGCGAATTCTCAAGGATGGCGGCATGTTCTTCGGGATTTCGCCGCATTGGTCATCGCCTTGGGCCTTCGGAGATCCTGGCCACACTCGTATAGTGGGCCTTGAGCAACTGATGTACCTCACGCAGCCCAATTACGATCAGGTGGGCGTTACACCCATGACCGATTACCGCTTCTGCTATGAAGCCGACTTCGACCTTGTCCACTCGCGAAAAACCGATTTGGGACAGTATGAATATGTGCTAAAAGCAGTGAAACCGTCGCGCATCAAGAGGGCTTAACGTGGCAATCTCGACATATTCCGAGCTTCAGACTGCCGTTGCCGACTGGATGGCGCGTTCTGACATCTCCGCAAAGGCCGCTGACTGCATCACGCTTGGAGAGGCACGACTTAACCGCCTGCTCGGCAAGGTGGCGACAGAAACCACGCTATCGGCTGTTGCTGGCGATACGTCAGTGTCCACGGCTGCACTGTCCATCGTTGAGCCTATCTCGATGTACATCATTGAGGATGGCGGCGACGACGTGTTCATGACGCCTCGCGCTCTTGGCTCATTCACCATGTCGGAAGCACAGGGACAGCCGACAATCTGGGCACCATCGGCAAGCGCTATCCAGTTCGATCGGCCATGTGACCGCGCCTATGATTTCCGCTTCTTCTATCAGGGCCGTTTTGCCTTGTCTGATGCTGCTCCGACAAACGACTTCCTGACCAACAACCCCGATCTGTATCTCGCCGCCTCCATTGCTTGGGGGTCTGTGTACGTGAAGGATGATGCGTCAATCTCAATGTGGACTTCGATGCTGGAGGCCTTCACGGCGGAGGTGCGGAACAATGAGGCGCAGAAGAAACGAAGCTTGTTGATTGTTGACCCTGCCATCGCCATGCAGCGCCGCTACTCCATCAATACGGATATTGGCTGATGCTGGTCCCGCTTCCATACTTCGAACCTGACAAGTCGGTGTTTGACCCTGCCTCATCCGGTAGCGTGTTGAATGCGCTGCCGTCTGCGAGTGGATGGAAGCCGTTCCCAAGCCTGTCGGAGATTAGCCAGGATCTAGGCGCGGAGTGCAAGGGAGGCGGCTATGTGCGCACGTCAACCGGCACCTTTCGCCTGCTCGCCGCAACGCAAACGCAAATCTTCGAACTCGATACCACAGATTATTCGTGGGACGACGTGACAGGGCCGTCAGGGCCGTACACAGGGCCATCGCCGGGGGATGCGTGGACGTTCACTGTCTTTGGCGACAAGCTGCTTATCCATAACCTCAACGATCCTATTCAGGACTATGATATAGAGGCGGGCGGCGTGGTGGCTGATCTGGCCGGGTCGCCTCCAAACGCAAAATATTCGTGCGTGGCTGGTGACTATGTCGTGCTTGGTCACTTGGCCGGCGCTGTTGGCACTCGTCAGGTGCAGTGGTGCGAACTGAATAACGCTGAGGGCTGGACGATTGGCGAGAACGGCGCGGACTTCCAGGAACTCCCCGAAGGCAACGAAGTGCAGGGCGTCCTAAACGAGACTGGCGGATTTACCGTCATTCAGCGCAACGGAATGCAATATTTCCCGTTTGCGCCCTCGTCTGGCTTCACCTTCACGCGAACCGTCATCAACCCGAAGCAAGGAACGGTAGCGCCTCGCTCTATCGTCGGTATCGGGCCGGGGATGTTCTTCTATCTATCGGAAGATGGGTTCTTCGGTGGCAAGGATCGCCAGCCTATCGGAGCCGAGAAGGTCGATAGCTGGTTTCTGTCTCAGATCGACCAGACGTATTTGCAGGACGTGCAGGGCGTTGCGGACCCGTTCGAAAAGATCGTCTGGTGGAAATATCAGACGCCTACCGCAGAGTTTCGACTGCTTGGCTACGACTGGCAGCTTCAGCGCTGGTGCACGTCAGACCTTGCGGTCGGTGAAATGCTCGCCATGGTCACGCCTGCAACGTCGTGGGATGGCCTCGACGCGCTATACGCCTCCATTGATGCGGTGACGGAAGCGTTCGATAGCCGCCTATTCTCCGGTGGACGGCCGACGTTCGCGACCTTCACCACAGATAACAAGCTTGCTTACTTCACCGGAGCCAACCAGGAGGCTGTCTTTGAGACGGCACAAGTGCAGCCTGACCCGGTTCGGCGCGCTCTTTGCAATGGCGTGCGCGTGATTACGGACGCTGTCGGCGTGACGGTCGAACATGGCATTTCCGATTATCACGGCGCAACGATCACATATGCAGCTCCAGCCTCACAGAACCGAGCAGGCCTTATTCCGCTTCGGGGCGATGGGCGCTTGCACAAATTCCGGTCTACTATCCCTGCCGGCACTGCATGGAGCGTTGCAACGGCTCTAGAAGCCAACTTCACAGCGACGGGGTCACAATGAGCGGTATTGTCGCAAACTACATCGGGAGCCTTGCCGAGCCGGTTATCTTCCCGCTTGTCGCAGGCACGAAGACAACGATTTACACGGTCGAGGCCAAAGGCCGCACGCTGGCAACGGCAACCTTCATCAATGACACGGGCGGAGCGGTCCAATGCAAATTGCATTTCGAGGACGCTTCCAAGGCGGTCGAATACGTTGTCTGGACAAAGAATGTCGCCGCCAACTCGACGGAAACCGCAGAGGTTCACATCAGGACCGCAGACGGCGACATTATCAAGGCGACGGGTGCCTCTGGCGTTAACGTGATGCTGGAAATGGTTGTGCAGTTGGAGAATAGCCGATGATTGTCGGCATCGCTCGGCAGTGGGAGATTGATGACAACTGGAGCGTGATAGCTCCGATGTTGCAGCGCGCCATTGATCAGACGGAAAACGACCTGACGACGGGGGATCTTTGGACTATGTGCCGCTCCGGTAATGCGTTCTTAGTGTTCGCGGCTGGAGAGGCTGGCGTCGTCATGGCGAGCGTATGGAAGTTCGAAAGATGGAACAAAGGCCAAGTCTTTCGATGCCTTTGCCTTGGTGGGTCTAAAATGAAAGATTGGCTAGAGCCTTTCATATCCAAAATCAAAGAGATGATGGAGGAAGGCGGGGCAACGCGCATGGTCTATTCAGGGCGCGAAGGATGGGATAGAGTGCTGTCGAGAAACATGCCGACGCGCAAGCTTTACACAACATATGAGGTAGATCATGCCAGGAGGTAGCAGCAAGCAACAGACTACCCAGACCACGAATTCCGCGCCTTGGTCGGCTTCACAGCCGTATTTGGCCGACACGATGAGGTCTGCCGCTAACCTTGTCGGGAATGGCGTTGGTGCTGGCGTCTACACGGGTAGCACAGTAATCCCGTGGTCGCAAAGCACCATGACCGGCAAGAATGCCATGGAAGGCGGCGCGCTCGCAAACCTCAATGGCAACGGCCTGTCAGGTCAAGCACAGGGCATTATCGACAGCGGCGGCTTCACGACTGACCAGTCCGGTGTTATGGATCGTTTGCGCCAGACCGCGACAGGATCTTTCAATATCAACGAAGATCCCGGCTTCCAGCAGGTTCTTGACCAGACCAAGCAGGGTGTCAATGAAATGGCGTCAACGGCAGGCCGATATGGCGGCGGCGCTCATCAAGGCGTCATTGTCGATAAGGTCGGTGATCTCGGCGCAAGGCAATACCAGAATTGGCAGTCACGGCGCGATGCGGCAGACCAGAACCTGTTCAGCATGGGGCAGCAGGGCCAATCGAACCTCGGCAGCGCATACGGCCTGTTGCAGCAGCCGGCCGAAACCATGATGAAGACTGGCGCGATGGACGAAGATCTTGCCACACGGCAGATGAACGACCAGCTTCGCATCTTCAACGAGCAGCAAAACAAGCCGTGGGAGCAGCTTTCCCGCGCTAACGCCATCTATTCCGGTATCGGCGGCATGGGTGGCACGACGACGCAGGCGCAGCCGGGGCAAAATCCATGGCTCACGGCGGCGGGTTACGGCCTTAGCGCGGGCGGTCTCTTGGGCGGCTTCATGTAGTCCTTCCATGGTTCTCGTGATAGCCGTTTCTTTCCTCAGCTAGCTTGCGGACGGAGACGGCCTCATCGAAATCAGAGAAAAGTCCAAGATGGACGTTTTTGCCAAGTTCTCGGATGTAAGGTTGCCATTTCTGGGAAGCCTTATTCCAGCAAACTCCTCTAAACCCGCTAGAGTTTATCGTCGGAGTTTTCTTGTTTTTCATGTTTTCGGCAACGGTTACATCACGAAGGTTAGATATCCTATTATCTGATCGAACCCCGTTAATGTGGTCTATCGTATTCTTCGGCCAATCCATGTAGTGCATCATCCATGCAACTCTATGAGCTAGTAAGTGCCGGCTCATTACGGCTCCCTTGAGGTACCCTTCTTTGTTTATCGTTGCCAGAGCCTCCCTCCCCGCGAACCTTGAGTTCCATCGCAACGCCTCTCTTTCTGATGGGCACATTTCTACGGGTCTGACTAGCCAAAGAAGCCTACCTGTCTCTGGTTCATACTTGAGAAGTTTGGAGATTTCTGCGAATGTTAATTCAGCCATTTTGACACCTCCTAAGTGTTGGTTTGGCAAGAGCGAGCCAAGATGGTACAAACATCTGGCTCGCTCGAATGTAGCACTTGCGCCGCATCGATCCAAGGAGGTCTTTAGATGAAATTCAACTTTGGTTCCTGTGGGGGAAAACGATAATGGCACCATGGCAAGACTTCCTTCGCAACAATTCTCAGGCCATGACGCAGACGGGACTTGGTCTCTTGAGCGGAAAGACTGGCCCAGAGCAAGCCGCTATGGGCGCTCAAGGCCTCATGCAGGCACAGCAACAGAACAAGACGCTGAAGTTTCTTGAACAGCAGAACCCGGAATTGGCGCAGGCCGTCAAGGCTGGTGGCATCTCTGCACAAGACGCTGTCGGCATGATGTGGAAGCAGAAGCTTGAGGCTCAAAAGCCGAAGACCTATGATTTCCAAGTTCTGCCTGATGGCACATACGGCACCTTTGACCAAGAGGCAGGCCAGTTCAGTCCGCTCGGCCAAGCTCCACGCGAGACGAAGCAGGACGATTACACCATTCGCCAGCAGCAAGCGCAGCAGCTTGGCATGGGGCCGGATGATCCGCGCTATCAGAATTTTGTCTTAACCGGCAAGATGCCGCGTGAGGATACACAGGCTTTGACGGCGACAGACAAGAAGGCGCTCTGGTCGGCAGAAGACGAAATTCCAATGCTGGATAACACGCTGGCATCGCTCAAGCAGGCTAGAGACCTCAACCGGAAAACATATTCTGGGACGGGCGCAGGCCTTCTTGGGACCATCGGGACGAATGTTCCTGGCGCTGGTATGGTGCTTGACCGTGAGAAGGCCGTGGCAACGTCGGAGTTTAACAAACTGATGTCCATGGAGGCCATCCAGTCGATGGCGCAAAGCCTCAAGGGAGCTACCACGGACGCCGAACTGGCGCGGTTCGTTGATATCCTTGCGGACCCATCAACAGACCCAGATATCCGGGAGCGCACGATTGACCGCATGGTTTCGCTTGCGGAGCGGGTCAAAGAGGTGAAGGCATCCCGCATCAACGAATTGCGCGGCCTTTCCACGCCTGCCGGTTCGATGAAGGGTAACCGCACGACTAGCGGCGTCAACTGGAGCGTGGAGCCTTAAATGCCGACACTCAACATTGAGGGGCGAAAGGTCAAGGTGGACGACGCCTTCCTTTCCATGTCTCCCGAAGAGCAGAACAAGACCGTTGAAGAGATCGCTGCCAGCCTTGGTCAACAGCCGGCGTCGGAAGCCGAAGCGCCTGCGGAAGCAAAGCCAGTCGAGCAACCGGGAAATGATGGCTTATCCATGGCCCGCACGGCGTCTGGTGGCTTGATCGAAGGCATCCCCGTTCTTGGCCCTCTTATCCGTCGAGGAACGGAGATGGCAGCGGCTGGAACGCTTGCTGCTCTCGACCCTGAGGCGGACTATGCCGAGTATATGCGGCGCGTCGATAAGGCGAACGCCGAAGAAAAGTCGGTAAACCCCGTCCTTGACGTTGGGTCGCAGATCGCAGGCGGCATTGCTGCAACGGCTCCGGTGGCGGCTACTGCTCTTGGCGCACGCGCTCTTGGCATGACAGGTCCGTCACTCATGGGCCGCGCCGGTATGGCTGCTGCGTCCGGTGGCGCATTGTCGGCCGCTGACACTGCAGCACGTGGCGGAAGCCCGACAGAGGCGCTAGGTAGCGGGGCTATTGGCGCTGGCATCGGTGGGGCTATCCCTATCGTAGGCGCTGGCCTGTCCGCTGTAGGCCGCGCCGTTGGTGAAAAGGCCGCACCATTGATCGGCGCGCTTCGCACTCCAGACAAGGAAGCGGCGCGGCGCGTTGGTGTTGCGCTGCAGCGTGATTTTTCGGCCGGCGCTTCTGGAATGCTTTCGAAGGCTGATGAAGCTGTTGCCGCTGCGAACAATATCCCGGTCCTCAACGTTGACCGTGGCGGCGAAACAACCCGCGCGCTTGCCCGGTCGGTTGCAAACCAGTCTCCAGAAGCTCGCCAGACGATTGAAAATGTCGCATCTGATCGCTTCGCCACGCAGGGGAACCGCGCCGTTGATTTTGTCAAAGGCCTTGTGGGTGGCCGTGCTGATGATCTCGCCTATCAAGAGACGCTGAAGAAGAATGCGCGCCTCCAGAACCGGCCCGCTTACAACGCTGCATTCAAATCTCCGCAGGCTGCGCAAGTCTACACGCCTCGCATCCAGGAGCTTATGCAGTCTCCATCGTTTCGGCAGGCCGTTGACGCTGTCCCGCGTCGCTCGGCAGACCGTGGCGCTGTCGAAGGCTTCAAGCAGATCGGCAACCCCTTCACACAGAACAGTCAAGGCGCTTACGTGCTGACCAAGACGGCAGATGGCACGATTGTTACGCCTTCGCTGGAGTTCTGGAACCAAGTCAAGATCAATCTGGATGACCGTATAAGCACGGCTCGCAGGGCTGGAAAGAACGCTCTCGCTGCTGACATGACCGCGTTAAAGACTGCACTCACGGATGAGCTTGACTTCATTGTGCCATCATACAAGACGGCACGCGCCGGGGCTGCTGCATTCTTCGGGGCTGAAGATGCTATAGAGGCAGGCCGTAAGTTCGCCGGGACACCTCGCGCTGTTCCTGAGGCCGCGCGCGCATTCAAGACATTCAAGCCAGCAGAAAAGGAAGCTTTCGCGACTGGCTACGCCTCGGAGCTTGTGGACCGCATCAAAGCGGCGGGCGATAGAACAAACGTCATCAATTCCATTTTCAAGAACCAAGCCGCACGCGAAAGCATGGAGCTTGTCTTTGGCCCTCAGAAGCTCAAGGAGATTGAAGCTTACGTGCGCGTTGAGGATCTGGTTGACAGAATTCGCGGCTCCCTCGGCAACTCCACCACGGCGCGGCAGCTTGTAGAACTTGGCCTAGGCGCGGGTGGTGGGGCTTATCTCACTGGTGATTGGCAGGGAGCTACAGCGGGCGCCCTTGTCGCTGGAGGCGGGCGCTACATTGGCCAGCGTGCGGATGCAAAGGTCATGGAGCAAATGGCCAAGATCCTCACAAGCCCAAATCGCGGGGCGCTCACTCTTGCCGTGAAGCAGGCAGCGGCGCGTCCTGAATACATGATCGCTCTAGAAAAGCTTGGCGCGGCTCTCGCTCTTCCTGCAAGGGCTGCGGGCATGTCGGCAGGTCAAGGGATGATGGCTCAGTAAAAAAAACCACCACCTGACAGGATGAATTCGCCAACCTGTAATGAGTAGTTCGATTTGAGATAAATCCCGACTGGAATTAGGATCGAAGCGGACAGGAAGTAGCAGAAAAGCGTCACTTTATCGACCAAGACAATCATCCTCTTGTCTGTTAATGTCATAACATAACACACGTCTCCGGGGCTTTAAATGGCGACCACGAAACAGCAGAAGTTCTACTCAGAAACGTACGCAGGTGCGCGTGAACGTGGACTTTCCGACGTGCAGGCTAGGCTTGCGGCTGCGCAGGCGGCGCTTGAGACTGGCTATGGCCGATCTGTTCCCGGTGGCAACCTCTTTGGTATCAAGGCCGGTGCATCGTGGTCCGGCCCTTCCACAGCCCAACGCACATGGGAAGACACAAACGAAGGCCCGGTATCGATTGTGGATAAGTTCCGCAGTTATGCCAATCCCTTCGACAGCATCGGGGATTGGGCTAGCACTGTCGGCCGTCGCTGGGGTGGCGCGATGGAAGCGCAGGACTTCCCAAGCGCGGCGAATGCCCTGAACGCTGGCCAGCCTGGAGGCTACGCGACGGATCGCGCCTACAACAGCAAGCTCGGCTATATCGATCGCAACTTTTCAGACGCAGCCGTGCAGGACTATGGCTTACTTGGCCGTGAGGTTCCTACGCCTCAGGCAGCGCCGCGCGGTATCCTCGACGCTATCGGCAGGCCAGAAGCACAGGCCGTCAACATGGCTGTTCGAGAGCCAACCTATTCGAACATGGCCGCAAGCGTGCAACGTGGGCCGACGCTATCGGAGCCAAAAGCCTTTGACAGTGCACGCTTCGGAGACGCGCCAGCAACCGAGAATTTCGATAGCACCCGCTTTGGCACGGCAACCACGCCTAATGATGTTGCTGGCCTTCGTGACGCAATGCAGCGCCAGCAGGCCGAACTATCGCAGCAGGGCGGCATTCTAGGGGTTGCCAACGCAGCTAGTCAGACGCCGTCCATGTCTTCGCTCGCCGAGCAATACGGACAGTATGGCATGGGCCAATCCGCCATGCAGTCGGCGCTTGCAAACAAAAACCTCGCGATGGACATTGCCGACACGCGCAAGAAACAGGGCTTGGCCCCTCTTGACCCTCCCGGCTATGTGGACCCGCAAGTGACCACGGCACAGCCAACGCCAGAGGTTTACACACCCGTTGCCAATCCATCGCCAGTCAGTACGGCAGCGCCACGTCAGGCAGGCTTGCTTTCGCCCGCAGCAGCACCGTCAATGACGCAGGCCGATGCTCTGCGCATGGAGAGAGCGCTTTCAACCCGTGGCCTTCTGGGCGGCATCCTTGGCGGCGTGGTAGGCGGCGGATTGCTTGGTCCTCTTGGCGCTATGGCTGGTGGCTACGTCGGCAAGCAGACAGGCCTCAAGAGCTACTATCCAG